CTTTAAGATTAACATCTAAAAGATTAACTTGATAAAGATTAGCACCTATAAAATCAGCATCTTCAAGATAAGCACCTCTAAGATCAGCACCTTCAAAGTTAGCCCTATTAAAATTTATTTCTTGCTCAGGGTATTTTCCCCGATAAGCATTAAAAGCACTAACATCACTTTTAAGTAAGTCTGTAAGTTCTATTTTGTTTAGATTTATCATAATTTTATATCTATCCTTTATTGATCTATCCCGACAGATTCTTTAATTAGATGATCTATTGAGCTATTAACCTTTAAGGCATCAGAAAGATAATTTATATCTGTAAAATCTTTTTTACATACTTCTTGTGAAATTTGATTTAATGGATCTAGCATATTTTGGTATTTAGTATGCTTTTCCGTTATTTGTAAGATTAATTTATCCTTTTTTTCATCTTCCGATTTTTTCAGTTCCGTAATTAATCGGTTAGCATCTTCTTTTTTAAGTTCTAGCAAACTTTCTTTATCAAACATATTTTTTAATAATACTGTTACATCTTGAGGGTTCATTTTTTTTGTTAAACTATTAATATATCTAATCTGTTTTTCACTCATAGATACATCAAAAGATGTATTTGTTATCGGTGTTGAATTTGTTGAAGGTGTGGACGGTGCTGTATTATCGTCAGCTTTTAGCGTAACTGTTGCAGGCTCATTGTTATTATAAAAATCAGCATCTTTATTATCGTCAATGGCAAACATACCATTTAAGGCATATTTTCTTGCATAAGATGATGAAGCCCCTGTAATTTGTGATAAATCCATACCTTTTTTTATTTCAGGTTCTCTGGCTAATGCAGTAGTTGAAATATGTTGATTGCTTATAATATGATGTAACGTTGCTGTTGATTTAATATAAACCCTATCCATAACAGATATTATTTGATCATCAAATTTAATATAACAATTTGTTTCTTTTAAAAGGGGTTTTAATGCTTGTAATATATCCTCACAATTTCTGTATGAATAATTTCCAAACGTATTTTTTTGATTTTTTGGACATTTAAGGTTACCTTGTATTAATACTAAAGCGTCGTGAACGTTATCTATTTTATTTTCCATTGTTTATTTTCTCCTTTTCTTGTTGCATAAAAATTTTTAAACCTTCAACAAAATTATGTAAAAGGTTTGTGTATTTTATTTTATTTATAGGCTGATTTACTTTCTTTTTTATTTTATGCACCGTTACATAAGTATTAGTTTTACTCTTTTTATACTCAGGTACACAATTAATAATATTTTTTACATAATGAAAATATTTTTTATTCCTATAACTTTTTTTTAACTCAAGCATAATGTTATAACTAATTTTTGTTAAATTATGCACAAGTGTTTTTAGGTTTTCACTATTCAAAAAATTAATAGCTATTTTTATATGATCTGCATTATTACACGTATCATTTAAGATATTTTCAATTATATATATAGGTATTTTTTTCCCTGTTTCTACGTTGCACGCTTCTATAACGAATGTTTTTTGGTTAATTTTATAAAATACTATTGTATTTTTTGGTTTTTCTAACTCTTTTTTTAAAGCATTTTGTAATTTATTTACATGGTTATCTAACAGTGCTAAAAACCTATTATAATCAGCTAATAACCTTGCTTGATTTTCCATTTCACCACCTTTTAATTTAAATTTTAATCTACCTATAAGTATACCATAATTTCTAATTTTCAGTATAATGTTTTTAGATGCCAAAAAATAAAACTGTTGTTATTCCTAAATTTTGGACTAAAGATAGATTGCGGACATTAGAAAAATTTGCATTATTGCCTGTCTCAAATTTAGCTAATATGTTTAATATTTCATTTACTGAATTTAGAAAACATATTGCAAAAAGTAAAGAAGCGTATCATATCTTACAAAATGCTAGAAATTATACACTATATCAAGCAATAGAAGATTTAAAAACTAATTCTCAGAGTGGTTGTTTCCAATCAGCTCGTTTATTGTTGTCTTTATATGGTAGTGGTGATGACCCTGAATCATTAGATGAGCAATTAGGTAGCAATCAACTCTCACCTGAAGAGGTGAAAGCTAACATCCGAACACTATTACAAAATAACCCTGAACTTTTACCATCTTCTGATAATGAATGATTTTTTAAATGATTTAGAGCATCAGTTAAAACTTTATTCACAATTAAAAAAACAACATGGTTTATTGTTTATGGATTTTGAACGGTATAAAAAACAAAATGATTTCCGTAATTTGATTTTAGACCGTGTAAAAACAGGGATAGGGGCTAAAATATTTGTTTGTTTTGGCGGTAATCGTTCTGGAAAAACCGAGTTAGGGGCATCCATTATCGCTGAATTATTAGAATCTAAAAAACAAATGAAATTATTATGTGCTACCGTAAACTATTCTATGTCAGTTTCAGTTCAACAAATGAAAATTAACAATTTAATTAATAAGCAATCTTTTACAAAACGAAGCGGCACTTATGACAGTATACGAGGATTCCCCCATGAAACAATAGCCACTGATTCAGGTAATATATGTTATTTTCGTTCTTATGCTCAAGGTCGTGAAACGTTTCAAGGTTTAGATATTGATTTTGCTTGGTTAGATGAAGAATGTAGTTTTATGTTATTTACTGAAGTTTTGTCACGTACTGCCGACCGTAATGGTGTTGTTTTATTAACTTTTACGTCTTTAATGGGGTACACTAAACTAGTTAATTTTTTATATGATTCTAATAATCCACTTATACAAACTACTACCCTATCTATACTTGATAATCCTTTTATTTCTAAAAAAGCTAAAAATGATATAATTGCAACGTGGGATGATGACGAAATCACAATGAGACGTGACGGAAAACCCCATATTAAAAGTGGTTTAATATATAAAGAATTTAATAATGATATACACTTAATTGATTCGTTTGATTATAATAAATATGTTAAAGGTAATCCTGATCGGTACGAAATTCACGAAGGTATAGACCCTCATACAAGAACCCCCCACCATTGGCTACGATTTTGTTATGACAGAAAAAAAGATATTTTGTATGTAGTTGATGAATTAAAAGCCCCTTATGAATCTATGTTAGTTGAAGATTTTTCACGATTAATAAAAGCTAAACGTAATGGGGTACACCCCTTATACTGTCAAATTGATACATCTGCACAAACCCCTGATGTTATACACAAAGTACACTCAGAAACAGGAGAGTTCCAAGAAGATTTACATACGATTAGAACCGAATTTGATAAACATGGTATTTCTACTATTTTGTGTTCTAAAGATAACAATGTTGGTATTAATGCCGTTAAAAATCGTTTAAAGTGTGTTAGGACTAAAGATGGAACAATCAAACGACACCCCAAACTATATATATTTAATACCCTTAACGGGTTACGTTATGAATTTAAACGATATTCATGGCAAGCCTATGCAAGTGATCGTATTGCCGAACGAAAAGAAACATTAAATAAGGTCAACAAAAAAGATGATCATTTTCTAGATTGCCTTAAATATGAAGCAATAAAACTAAGTAATGATTATAACCTTTCTAACACACCTATCCCTGAATTACCTATGGTTATTCCTAACATGTATTAATTTATAGTTTTTTTACCTATACAATCAATCAAAACGGTAATATTAAATAATTTTATATGAATTTTGTTTGAATATCGTTAAATTTTGGGTATAATATTATTATATTAAGCTATTAAATCTAAAAAAAATATAAAAATTACTATTTCTATTATATATATATTTTTACTAAAAGGCTTAATATTTGGAAAAGTTAGAAAGGTATCAGCAAGAACAAGACGCTATAGAACATTTTCTAGGCTTAAAAAAAACGTATTCTGATCAACGACAACCCTATGAAGACGCATGGCAACAATCTTTAGATGCGGTATACATGCGTGACGATAATTTAACGAAAGTTTATGAAGGCCGAGCAGAAGTAAATTCCCCTATTATGAAGTGGAAAGTACAGGGCATTGTTAGCCGAGTTATGAAAATTCTTTTTAATTCTATTCCTATCGCACGAATTGAACCGACTCAAAATAGTAAAATGCATAATTCTGTTATTGACGTATGGAATCGTTTTATTTTTGAAAAACAATTAGGTGATATTGATTTCATGGATGCGTACCGATTATTTTTTAAAAATTGTGCTATTCAAGGTACATCTGTTGCCAAAATCCCACAAATTTATGAAAAACGTGATATTACTTTTTTTCCTGATGATGAAGAAAGTGATACGGAAATGGTTATCAAAGATAATACATATTTTGAACCCATATTATTAACTGAATTTTATTCTGATGTTAATAAATATTCACCGCAAGATAGTTTAGCTAATATTCATACCACTGCTATACGTTACGAAGATTTAAAAAAACATGAAAAACGTAAAGAAAAATCTACGTTTGAAATGGTTGATCCATCTACAGGTGAAGTTGTTGGATATGAAGAGAAAATGGAAGATGTTGGCAAATATCACAATTTAGATTTAATTGTTAATAACGCTGGCGGTTACTCCCCACAGCAACAAGATTATATTGAATTGTTAGGCTTTAATCGTACAGCCAGAACAGCATTTCAAAAAGCATTAAGAGATCAAAAAAAATCAGGTTTAGTACGTATTGATGAATGTTATGGAAAATACTTTTTAGATGGGGAAGAAAGGGAAGTTATTTGTACAATTGCAAACGGTAATGTTGTTATACAATTAGAAGAGTCTCCATTTAGGCATAAACAATATGTTAGACCGTTTATTGTTGGTAAATATGAACCAATACCCAACTGTTTATACGGTGTTAGTAACGTAGTAGCAGGATTATCTTTATTACGTGAATTAAATGCCGCTAGATCACAAAGCCGAGACGCTAACACGCAATCTATTTTCCCTATGACCTATATTGATAAAACACGTAACATTAACTGGGATAAAATGTGGCGGCCTAACGGAATTATTGAAGGTCAAGGTTCTAACGGTATAACTTCTATTATTAATCCTAGTTTAGCAAATGTTAATATTAACGATACTGCTATTATACAACGTGATATAGACCAATTATTTAGTTTAAGTCCAGTTCAAGAAGGTACAAGTGATCGAACTAAAATACCACAAACTAAAGGGGCAACATTATCAATTATTGCCCAAAATGATATGCCATTAAATGAACTTATCAACTTACAAACAAATGAAGTTATAAAACCATTTATTGAAATGTTATATGAACGAAATATAACTTTCAAAGATGTATCCGATTTATTAAGTGTTTATTCTGAAGAACAGTTAGCAAAACTAGGGTTTACTAACAATATTAAAATGCAGAATTTATACTTTGATTTTAATACAAAAGTTTTAGGTAACTTAGAATTATCTAACGAAATAGCTCACCAAAATGGCTATATGAATTTTTTAAATTATGCGTCATCTATACCCCCATTAGCTAAACGCATAAATTGGCAAGAAGTAGGAGAAAAATTATTGGCCGCTTTTGGTATAAAAGATGATGCTAACAATATCTTTTTAGATGATGAACTGGTAGCTCAAACAGATGCACAAATGGCACAACAACAACAACAAGCTATGCAACAAACAAAGCAAATGGAAAAACAAGAACGAATAGAACAAAAAATAGAGGATATAGATAAATATAAAGCTGAAACACAAATTGATTTAGAAGCTAAGTTAATAGAAGACAATCACGAAGTTATGGTTGAAAAATTAACAGGACAAAAAATTGCCTAAACTATTAGAAAATACGTTAGAGTTTAAAGAAATTTTAAACATTATTAATGAGCAAATTACTATGTTACACAATGAATTAGATCGCTCTTTATTAGATCAAAATAGCAATATTGAATATTTAGCTGTTAAACGGTTGGCATATAAAGAATTAATTGATGTATTTGAAACCAAATTTAACAATAATTAAAAGGAGATTTTTATGGAAATTATAGAAGAAAATAATAAAATAGAAGAAATAGAAGAAATAAAAAAAGAAAAGACGGTTGTACTAGATAAACCTAAAAGAAAGCCACGTAAAAAAAAGGTTGTTACACCTAAAACAGATCATTTATTTAATGCTGATAATTATACAGATGATTCATTTAAAGCAAATCATAACATTAAATGTAAAGTCCGAGCGGCCAAGTCTTTAGGGGTTTCTATTGACCATTTAGACGATACTTATAGAAAATTAAATGGAAAAAAACTAGACGGATTTTATATTACTGAACTTATTGACCGTTTTGGGTTTTCTGATGGTAAACAAAAAAGCCGAGCTCAATTAGCTACGATTCATAATTTAACTAATATTATCCCTGTAGAAGTTGCTGAAGATAAACTAAAAAAGATTTTAGTGTCTAGTAACGTTGTCGATGCTTATAAAGCACATATAAAAGAATTTACAGACGGGTTTGTACATGAAACTCATGATAAAAGCGTATATGGAGAATAAATTAATATGGAAAAAGAAATAAATACAGACATTAGCACTATGTCATCTGATGAATTAAAAGATTTTATTAATACCGAGAATGGTACACCCATAAACTCTACTAATGAAACATCATCCGATACAAACACCGTTGTTGATGAAACTGAAAATGTAAATGAAAATGAAAATGAAAATGATGCAAGTACAGACACGTCAGAAGATGTGAAACTAGAAGAATCATCACAACCCGAAGAAAAACACTTTTATCAAGGTAAATCTAGGGAACAAATTATAGAGATGCAAGAAAATGCAACAAAAAAGATATCTCAACAAGAAAATTATTTACATAAATTAAATAAAGAGATTGAAGAACTAAAAAATAGTCAAAATGAAATGATTAATAATCAAAAAACAGTAAAAGATACTGATGATTTTGACGAGATTTTAGAAAACTATAATCAAGATGACGTTAATGTGATAAATAAATTAGTTGAGAAAAAACTTAACTCTATAAAACAAAACGAAAAAAAACAGACTGAAGCAGAATTACAACAAAATTTTTTAGAAAACGATGCTCAGTATAGGGCTTTTGACATAGTTTTACACCAAACTAATCCTGAATTAACACCTAAATTTTTAGAAAAATTGAAATCTGAGTTTAATTCTAAAGGACGATCGGAAACAATCGATAAAAAAGGTTGGTTTATGAAATGGTCACAAAAAACATTATCGGATCTAAAAAATAATAATAATTCTGAAAAAGCTGTTAAATCACAACAAAATTTAGTAGCTAGAAAAGTGAAAGCTAGTCCTGTTCCTACATCTTCTACATCTAATAATGGTAGTTCTTTAAAAGGAGTGCCAGCACCTAGAGGGGCAGAAGAGTATAGACAATGGGTAAAAGTTAATCATGGTATAACCATCTAGTTACGTTACATAAGGAGTAACGCAAATGGCAGATCAAAAAGCAACAGACGCTAGTTTATCAGCGGCGGTCAATACGTATTACGAAAAAAAGATTTTAGAGGATTTTGATAGTAAGGCAGTTTGGTATACAAACAGTCCTGAAATGACACCAATTCCACAGGGTTCAGGTAATGTTGTACAGTTTACACGATACAATAAAATTGATGCTCTTTTCGCTGATGATTCAGATGAATTTACAGCACAACAAATGTACTTGTCAGCACAAACGTTGTCAGCAACATTACATGAGCGTGACGGTTACGTACAACTTTCACGTACAGTTACATTAACTGCTATATCTAATATTCTTGATAAAGCATCTAAAAAAGTACAAGATGCCGCTGTTAAAACATTAGATAAATTAGTACGTAATGATATCGGTATGGCAGTTGCAGATGTCGCTAATGCTACTAGTGTAAACATGAACAATTTAAAAATTGATGGTGGTACATTGCATAGCTCTGGTATTACAGCAAGAGTATGGTCACATGATAAATCAGCCGCAGGCGATAGATTTCCTATGTATCATAACAAAACTCGTTTAGCTCAATCAGCTTTAGTAACAAGTTTTGCCGCTTCAGCTATGACTATCAAAACATTACAAGATGGTGTTTCTGTTTTAGAAAGTAAAGATATCCCTACATGTGATAACGGATACTATAAATTAATTTGTCATCCTAATGTGTCTTATCAAATAACAACAAGTCCAGGATTTAAAGGGTGGATTTCTCCTACAAGTTCTGAGCCTGCTTACAAATCTCCAGCATCTGTTGGTATCGTGGCAGGTGTTGAAGTTATTCAATCAACACTAGGATACAAATACCCATTATCAGGAGATACATTAAGCACATCTTCAGGTAGTTTGTATTGTTCATTATTGTTTGGTGATGAAGCCTTTGGTACTGCTATGATTAGTGGTGAACAAGGTGAGTCAGGTTTTAATTTCTATTTAAAACAATCTGGTCGTGAGTCAACTAATGACCCAACAAACAAGAAAAAACAAGCCGCTTTCTCTATTTATGGAGTAGGAAAAGTATTAAACAAGTCCGCAGGACTATGGTTATTAACAACTAAAGTTTAAGGCTTAATTTTTAGGGGTAATATTAATTTATTACCCCTTTTTTTTTGCTTTATTTTACTTTTATGTTATTATAAAGATGTTCACTTAAACCATGTTAAGGAAAGATGAGCGGCTTTATTGCTGTTCGTCTTTTTTTTTGGCTAAAATTTATAAGGATTTTTATGTCACAAAACCAATACGATCAACCCAAAACCGTTTATTTTGCTAGTAATGATACGTCATTTACTACAGGTGACGGCACGGTAACACTTGATGTTATTGGTACATTGTTACGTAATAGTGTTGATGGTTATATTATTAATGATGGTGACGGAGCTATTACGGTTACTTTATCATCTGATGGTACTAATTATGGTAATAACATTCATACCATTAAAGACCAAGTGTTTAGTTTGAAAACGTTATCAATAGCAAAAATAAGGCTTGTCGCTGTTGCTACAAGTGCCTATCGAGTATTTTGTGTTTAGGAGGAAATTATGCCCTTAAAGAAAGGTAAAAAAAATATTGGTTATAATATAAAAGAATTAAAATCATCTGGTAAACCTAAAAAGCAAGCTGTTGCAATCGCTATGAAAAAAGCAAAAGGTAAACGAAACTATGGGAAGTGATTTAACAACGTTACGCAATTTATTAGAAACTCAATTAAATGTAGGTACTACAAGCACGTCCTCAGACCCAAGCTCTACAACATTAAATACTTACATTAATAAATCTATTAGAAAAATTGTACGTGAATCTGAACCAGTAGAATTATTAAGTGCAACACCTACTGATATTAATATTGTCGCTAATGCTAATACTGTTACTGTACCAAGTACATTATTAACAACACATAATGTTTATTATAAAGATAATAGCGGTACTTTTAAGCGATTAACAGCTATGCCATATAAACAATTAGTTGCTGAAACAGGAGCAAATAACTTTTTTAATACTTCTTATACAGGTAATCCTATTTATTATACTTCACGAGGAACAAGTTTAGTTTTTAATAGATATTTTAATCGAACTGAAACAGCGGCAATAAAAGTTGATGGTGTAACTGCACCCACTACATTAAGTAGTGATTCTGATACCACTGAATTACCTGTTGATTACGATATGTTAATTACTTATTTTTCAGCATTTTTTTATTATCAACGTGATGACGATTTCCAAAATCAACAAAAATTTCAACTGTTAGCACAAGAAGAAAAAACACAATTATCTGTAGATTTAGATAAAAATAATGAATCTGTTATTATGCTTGATCCTTCATATTTTACTCAATTAAGACGTAAAAATGACCCTAGTGTTTTTTTTAGTGGGTAATTAAAATGGGAAATTATCCATACGCAGAAGTTAAATATTTTCGAGGCTTAACAACCAGTAGAGATTTATTAACATCAATAGCAGGACAATTACAAAAAAACCATAACTATCTATATATGCCTGCAGGGGGTTTAGAAGAACGTGGGGGCGGTGCAAGGCTAACACAAAACCCTAATTCTAGTAGTGATGCAGATGACCCTATATTTAGTTTATCTAATTATATAGCCCCTAATAATTCAGAATTTTTAATCACTAACCAAGATCAAAAAGTTTATTATTATAATAGTGGGTGGCAAGATGCAAACGCTAGTTTAGCATTAACTGCTGATAAGAAAATTAGGTGGGAAATGGCAGGCTTTGATACTGCACGTGCTATTTATGGAGCGTCAGGAGAAGCCTATTTAGTAAAAGTTATTGGTAATACCCCTGCCGCTACTAAAGTGACTTCTGGTATTCCTAGCGGTTTAATCCAATTAAAATTACATAAAAATAGATTGTTTGGTGTTGATAATGAAGATACGTTATATTTTACTGAAATTCTTGATTTTGATAACTGGAATACGACATCTAACAACATTGAAATAGCTCCTGGCATTGATGGGGGAATTAGAGCATTAGAAGTATGGGGTGACGCTCTTTTTATTTTTAAAGAAAAGGGTGTTTATGTTTTACCTAACGCTGATTTACCTGTACCTAAAACAAACTGGAATGTTTTAAGAACGGATGCCATTATTGGAACACAAAGTACAGATAGTGTAAAACGTACACGAATCGGAATTATGTATTTATCTAGTGATAACTATATACGTTTAATTAGTCCAAACATTACTTTTTCTTCTGGTGAATACCAATTAGGGGGTTCAGGTAGCCCTATTATTAGCGAGGATATACAAGACGATCTTGTAGAATTATTAGACACAACAAAAAAAGCTAACGCATCTGCTGTTGTTTTTAATGATTTATATATTATTAGTTTTCAAAGTGTTAATAATGGTTTAACGTATAATGATCTTACTTATTTTTGTGATACTACTAAATTTAATCAGTTACCTAATATTCCACAACCACAACCTTATTGGGGTCAATTTACAGGGTTTAATTATGATTTTTTTGCTACGCAATCAGCTAGTGATACTTTAAAATTATATGGTGCTAAAGGATTATCTGGTGCAGTTCATGAAACATTAAATCCTAGTATTCATAATGATAATGGTGAGGCTATTGTTAGTAAGGCTATTTTAGCGTGGTTGCCTGTTGGCGGTTCTGGAACAGTAAAACGAATTAATAATATATATTTTTCAGGGGATACTGATAATTGGAATATAAATCTTGTATTTAATGCTTATCGGTTAGGAAAAGAATTACCTACAGAAGGGGAAGGTATTTCACGTATTTATACAACAAGTACCACCGATGCTTCTTTAGTAGGTACTGGTGTTGTAGGAACTGCTGTTATTGGCGTACGTGGTTTATCTTCATCACGATATAGTTGTAATTTACGTGGAAATTATTTTGTTGCTGAGTTTGGTAATGATAATGCTAACGAGTTTACACGAATTTTAAAATTAATTATTTATTACCGTAATTTATCACAATCATAAAGGAGAAAGAAAACAATGCAATCAACACCTAATGAAACAGCAAATACAACCCCGATAGATGATGCTAGTTATTTGTCACCTGAACAAAAACAATTAGCAACTGAAACATTTCAAACGCAGGTACAACCATTGCGAGAAGGGTTTGAAGACCGAGTTACTACAGGTTTGGAAAGTTTAGCTAGACGAGGTATCGCTATGGGTGATTTAGGGTCATCCTCTTTGGCCGATATCTATAAAGAACAAACTAAAGCAGAAGCACAACTAGCAAGTCAAATTGGTACAGGTATAGGAGCTAAAAGTTTAGATCAAGCTTTTCAATCAGCAGAAGCAGCAAAACAAAGAGAATTTTTAACAGGTGAACGGTTAGGGGGTGAAGAATTTAGAACAGGTGAACGATTAGGCACACAAGACTTTCAAAAAAGTGAAGCATCTTTAGATAGAGAAGCACGAATAAATGAATTAAATGTATCACAAGAAGATAAAAAAGAATTAATAAATCTTAATTCAGATTTAGAACAAGAAATGTTAGATTTAAAAAATTCTTTTACAACAAGTGAACGAGAAGCAATACAAGAGTATGAATCAGCCTTTAGAGATCAAAATTTTGCAAACCAATTTGATTTAATTAAATATCAAGACCAACAAAGACGTTTCGATTTAGCAGATGAACGATTATTACAAGCTATACAATCAGGGCAAGCATATAACCTTGAAGGTTTAGAAGGTCAAGAATTAATAGATGCCACGAATGCTAGAAATGACGCAGTTAGCCGTTTGCTAAGTTCAGGAACAGAACCTGTTTTAGATGAAAATGGAGAACAAGAACTTGATGAAGACGGTAATCCAATAATGCAAAATATAAATATAGGTATACAATTTACCCCATTAGAAGACGTTCAATTACAAAGAATGGCTAGTAGTGCAGGTCTTTCAGTTGAAGAATATAAAAATGTTAGGAATGCTTTAGGTTCTGAACAAGCCTCTTTAATTCTTGAAACAGAACCTGTTTTAGATGAAGACGGTAATCCTGTACTTGATGATGAGGGTAAGGCAGTAACGCAATACACAAATTTAAAAGAATTTATAAGAGACCCAGCAGCAGAAAGGGAATTTCAAAAGGAATTAGCTAAATTATCTTCACCCAAACATACAGAAAACAAATTTACAGTTTTATGTACAGAATTATATAGACAAGGAAAATTATCACGTAAAATATTTGTTGCAGATTGTAGACATGCAAA